CCATGCCCGCGAACGCTTGGAAGACTTGAGCAAACCTGCCTTGTTTGGCTTGCTGCATCTCCTGTGACAGGCGGTTAGTTTGAACGGCAGACGGCAGGAAGAAACCGCTTTGCCCAAGTGAGTCGGCAACGAACGCCTCACGCGGCGCTTGTGGGAACTTCCCGGCGCGCAGTAGGATCATAAACACGCGAGCGAGAACCGGGTTGATAACCTCGGTTGTTAGCAGTGTGAACGATGGAGAAATGCGGCCAAGCTGCTCCGCCTTCAATTCCATGATGTGAGGGATATTCGGATCACCCTTCAACTGTCCGAAAGCATCGAACATCTTGTTATGGAACGCGTTCTTGATCGCCTGCTCTTTGCGCTCGATGAACTGCATTCCAAAGTCAATCCGGCCCTGAGTCATCCACTCTTGGGGCCAAGTGTCGCGCGTCATTCCGCCGAAGGTGATGCCGCCCGCTCGAAGGTCTGGCGTTCCTTCGTAGCCTTGCGGAAGAATCAGGCGAGGGTTCACTTGCGTTTCTGCAAGCGTGCTCATCAAGAGTTCGAGGTAGTTCACGCCGCGAATTTCGGCTAGCGCTTGCATTGCCGGGCTTGAGCCATAAGCCGACGCCTCGGACCATCGCAGGTGTCGAGTAGCAATAGCCGGAATCTCTTCAAATCCCGAATCGCGAAGGATTGTCTTGGACGGGGCGTGAATGTAAACCGAACGAATCGGCATCGCTGCTTGACCCTCTTTTCCCTGCCTGTCAGCATCGTTGCGCGGAAGGATGAAATGCAGATAGCGCTCGCGAGTATCGAGACGATTCGCCGCAAGCTCGCTCTTTACCACTGGGGGCAAAACGTCACGGCCAAACATCTCCTCGGCCTGTGCCGCCGAAAGCTCGAACTCACGCGGAATGGTATCAACGAAACCCTCGTCATCCTCGCCGATGGCGTAGCTCCCGGCATCCCATGCCCTGAAATTCAGCGAAACCGAAGGTCTCCAGCTAACTTCCTTGCCCTTGCTCACCCACAAGACAGCCGTTCCATACGTTGAGCGATCCAAAAGGACTTCATGAATCGCCGTGTAGAAGTTCGACCGCCGCAGCTCATTGATTGCAATGTCAGTGCATACGTTCAGCCATTCCTTCATTGCCTCGTTGTCCTTCTGCTGCGGTGCCGGTTCGTATTGGAACCATCGGCCCTCGAACGGCATGACCCACGACATTAGGCCAGCCGCGAGCGTCTGATTCGCCTCGACGGCAACCGAGTTCAAGAGCTTGATGTCTGGCGCCGTCGTTTGGTTCGAGTCGTTAGTTGTTGAACTAGACGACGCCGTGATGAGGCTCGATAACTTACGAGTCAGGCACATTGCGCCTGTTTGCCGCCAGAGCCTCTGCATTCCGCTGGCGTTCGCCCGTAGGCGATCATTCAAGGCAATGAGTTGCTGAACGTTCATGCCGCCGCAGCTTTGAAGCCGCCAAGTGTGGTTGACTGGCCTAGCGTCGCCTTGCTCGATCCGGCCATGCGGGCCGCCGCGAATGAAAAGCGATTCCTTGCTGTTCTCGCCTGATCACGTCCGGCTTCGACGGTCTGCTCGTTCGTCCTTTGAGGTGGCGAAGCGGGCAAAATGACCGGCGCTTCAACCGTCGAGGCCATTTCCATTTGCTGCTTCATCATCTTCATTTGAAGGGCGAATTGCTTGGCCGATTGCTCGCGCGCCTTCCGTTGCTCCGCGATGGCCTCGGAGTTGTTGCCTCCGCCTTTGTTCTGCGGATCACAGCCAGCCGGAGCTTTCTCGCGATAGCTGGCGACGATGCCGCCCGCAGTTTTCAAGCATTGGTCGAAGAGTTCCGCGTCTGTCATGGGCAAGGTAGGGCGGACCTTGCCGGGAGGAATCAAGCGAAATTTGCCAGCCTCATCACCTCCGCGTGAGTCCTTAGCCTTATACGCTGGCGCTTCTCGAAAGCAATAAACGGCTTCACATGCGGCAGCTTTCCGATAGCCTCGCGCGCGTCTCCGGCCAGCATCCAGACAAACCAGCAGTCTCCGCCCGGTTCCGTCTCCCACGGCAAAAGCATCTTGTCAGCACCCCAGCCGCTCGACACCTCTCGGCACATAGCGAAGCAGGTAGGGGACGAGTAAACGAAGCCATGAAGAAGATGGTGGAAATGGTCTTCGTGGAACGAGCGGGCGCACGGCTCGCGTTCGTAAACGGCTTGAGCTTGTTCGAAGGCGTTCACGGCTAGAACATTCGCGAGCCGGTTAGCGCGACGATGGGCTTGCTCGCTGGTTTCACAGCCGCGCCAAACTTCGGAAGCAAACCGTGTGTTTCCGCTTCTGCGTAGGTTCTAATTCCGTCCGCGATGTGGCTAGCCCAAGTGTGAAGCGGTTCGTTGCGGATGATGCCGCTACTAGAATCGGGCGCGGACTCGTAAGCCTTCAAGCCTTTGATTCCAACATCACAAGCGGGCGTTCTAAACTCAAACGATGGCATTAGTTGAGCGACCCGATTGATACCCGTCCACACGTCGGCAGTCTGCGGCACTACAACGATATTACGCAAGCCAGCCTCTCGCGCGTCCTGCTCAAAAGTCTTGCCGTGCCGCGCGGTCTGCTTGGCATCATGCGGCAAGAAATGCTTGTCCAAGTTATAACCCTTCTTGTTCATGTGGGCGACACGTTCGGCCAGCGTCAATTCAAGACCGTAATCGCAATCAATCCAACGCATCACGCCATAAGCCAACGGCTGGCCATACCAAACGACTGTATTCCTTGGGCTTCCTAAGTCCCAAAACGTAAAGACTGGCGCGCGGCCATCGACAGGGAAACCGCCAATTCTGCCTTGGTTCTGCGCGTCAGACAGGAACCGGCCATAAATTGCCCGCTCGTTAGCAACGCTGAAATCGCAGTAATACTCTTGCCTGATAAGGCTTTCAGACATGCCAGAGCGCCGCTCTTCGTCAATTTGCGCCTCCGTGACTGCTTTCGTTTCTTTGATTGAAAGGACCTGCGTAAACCAGTTCGGATTCTCCCTGTTGGTCTTGAGCAAATCATAAAGATGGTTCTCGCCGCGAGGCGTTCCGTTCTTCCAACTCCAGCCGCCGTTCTCTAGCAAGATTGGCCGTGTGTATTCCCAGGCTAGCGGGTTCTGGAGCGAGTATTCAGAGAATACGACGCCGTGATAATTCCCACCCACAACGTCCAAGTTATCAGTGCCGAGAACCTGGATAGTCGAACCATTGATTAGTTCGATCATCATTTCAGTTTGATTCGGCTTCTTCTTCAAGATGCCTTGCGGGATGTGGTCGATAACCGCCATCCCGTTGGATACGTCGAAGTTCTTCCAAAGCGCTTTGCGGCCTAGCTTCGCAGTCGGGAAGTAATAGGCGTAGTTCGCTGGCGTCTCGATAGCTTTGCAAATCAGCTTGTTGAAACAAAGCTTGTCCTTACCTGCGCGGCGATGCCAAACGAGAATGCAACGCTTGAACTCGTCCATTGCCCTCCACGCGTCTAGCTGGTAGCCGCGAGGGTCGTAGCGGTGCGGAAGCTCAATCTCCGTAGCCATCACTTTTTCAGAATCGTGACCTTGATTTCTCCGCTGTGCTCTTGCTTCTCGGCCTCGTTCCAGCCGCAGAGCGCCGCTAGCTGCTTCGCGGCTTCGGCCTTGCTGATTCCCTTGATCTTCACTCGGGTAATCGTGGCCGTATCCCCAGCGTCCCCGCCCATGATTTCATCACGAGTTACCTCGTTCGCGAGACGATGATTCTCGTCAAGTTCTCCCACTGGCGTTTCGATCACTTCGAGCAAGTAGCCAATCAGCTTTTGCTTCGTGAAGTCGAACCGCTTTTCCGCGATCTGCTCGCACTTCTTTTTCAATTCCTGGACTCTTTGGGCAACGTTAGGGTCATCGAGCAGGATACTAGCCCCCGTCATACAGGCGCTAGTTTTGCTGCCCTCTTGGGCCACATGGGCGCGGTAAGCCTGGACTCCAGACGAGCCATTAGCCACAGCCTGCGCAAAAGCCTCGTGTCGTGTGTTTTTGAGTGCTGGCATGGTTCAAAACGCGGATCAAAGAGCTGGAAGTCAATTTCAGACTTCATTACCAAAAAGCATTGGACAGGTTTTCAAACACTCCCTTTCATCCCACTTCTCCACGCGGAAAGTTTCGTTTTGGGACTGACAGGCGCTTGCGCAATGAAGCCGTAAGCCTGTCCCATCCGCAAACAGCCTCTTTCCCCTTGGC